GTTGCATCTGTGCCAGTCTTGGTAGCAACATCTTTAATCAAATTTGATGTTACATCCAATACACCTGCGGTTACACCAAAGACATCTGAACCGACACCTTTAATAACACCACCAGTACCATCGATAGTTGCATCGACAGTTGAACAAGCAGACAAAACTAATGCGAATGCAATTGCAATAAAACGCATAATATTCTCCTGTTTCTATATTACTGGATAACCAGATTCCGAACGCTTACCCATATAGGGCATCCCCACACTGTTACTTTGTTCAGTTCGTGAACACACTTATTTATACACATAAAAAAAGGGACTCCGAAGAGTCCCTTTAAAACAAATACTAAAGTATTCTTATGTGAGGATGTTGTCCACACGGAAGATACGGTAGTACTGGTTAGTCTTAGCAGTAGCAAGACCAGATGCAGGAGTCGCACCGACAAATGGGTTTGATGCCATTCCGTAACGAGTCTTAAATCCGATTTTTGGTTGGAAAGTATCTTCCCCAACTGCTTTAACCATTTGTAAAGGAACGTATGGGCAGTAGAATAAACCTGCGTCATATGCGTTAGTACCTTTATAACCAACAGTGATGTAATCTGCTTGAGCATATGGATCGATATACACTTTAATACGTCCGTTCAGAGTACCTGCAAAAGTATTGCCAGTATCATCTACCTGTAGGGTAGTAGACATGTTAGGAGTGTAATCAAGCATACCAGAAGCAGAAAGAGCAGTAGCAACATCTGAAGAACAGATTACTACGTTACCTTTACCACGTCTAGTTTCTTTAGCGATCACGTTACATTCACGGTCAATCTGTACTACTAGACCTTTGAATTTCTCAGCAGACCAACGTCCGTCAGCGTCTGAAGAAAGATCAAAGATACCGTTCTTAGTTACGTTTGCTTGAAGAGCACCAGTTTTTGCTTGACTATTGATAGTACGGATAACTTCACGGTTAATTTCCGCAAGGATCTCAGTACTAAGAATGTTAGCAAGTTCAGTTTCTGCATCCAGACCATGAATTGCTTTAAGGTCTTGAGCAAGTTCTAAACTGTACTCTGCTTTAAGAGCACGACTCTTAGCAGTAACAGTTGCTTTTTCAATGGTGAAACCCATTTCTTCAAAAGCAGCGCCACCACTTGAACCATATGCTTCCATATTGGCAGTAGTATCACCAGTACCAGTTCCACCTGCACGTAGTGCATTAGCAGAATCGCCAGCAGGGTTAATGCCGTTGAAACCAGATACGTTATCTGAATCGTGAGTACCAACACCAGAGAAGTTAGTCTCTGCTTCGTTGAATAATGCTTCACGAGATCCAGTTGCACCTGCACCATAACGTGCCTTCATCGCAAAGATGAGACCAGTTGGGCCAGACATAGGTTGAACACCACATACGTCATATGCCATTAGGTTAGGCATTGCACGGCGTACAAGTGAAATTAACACAGGATCCCAAGTTCCGATTGAACCAGTATTAGCACCTGCTGGCGCTGCTTCGTTCAACCCACCGAAACCGTTGTGTTGTGAGCGTTCTTCCATCATTGCGATCTCTTGGTTTTCCAAGATAGCGGCAGTGACAGCTTTACGTTGGTGGTCTTTAATCTCGCCAGCGGAACTTTCGTTCAGTACTGGTGACCACTTTTCGATTAATTTATCGTAAGAGTTCATAATTGTTTCCTTAATTATAGTGTTTTAGATGTTTTTCTAATTGCAGTGAGATATGAGTCCATTGCACTTGAAGTTTCCAGAATTTGCTCTGGTTCCTCATCTACAATTTGTACATCTTCCACTACGGTTTGTGAGAAATATTGTTCTTTGATGGTCTCTACCTTAGAGGCAAAATCATCGGAAAAATCAATGCTCTCACATAGACCTTTCAATTTCTCGATTTGGGTGTCTGCCAAACCACGACTTGCTTCTGCGATGATAGCATCACGTTTCAGCACTTCGAGTTCTTCTGACAATTTAATAGACTCACCAGTTTGCTTGTTAAGAGACTCTTCGAGTTCCTCAACTTGCTCTGCTAATTCATCAACTAAATCTACCTTGGACTCTGGTACTTCGATGTGGGATTCTACGAATAGATCCTTCATCTTAGTCATAAAGTTCTCAGCAATCTCAGTCCTAAGACCGTTCTGTACTGCAACCTTATTATCTTCCATCCAAGATTCAACTACGTAGTTTAAATAAGAATCTACTTTCTCAACAAGTTCAGACTTAATAGTCGTTACTTCTTCAGCAAGTTCTTCTTTATATTGTGTTTCGATACGAGACACTTCTTCAGACAACTTTGATTTCAACGATGCTTCAAAGATGATTGCTGTTTTGCTCTTGAATTCATCGGATAGAGTTGCCTCTGATTCCATGATTCCTTCGAGTTCAGCAGTTGTATCAATTGGAGATTCAGCAAGTGCTTCGTCTTCAAAATCTACATCTTCACCCATGACTTTACCGTATGATGCTTGTAGGTCTACTTTCTTCATAGAATTAAGTTTACCGTACATAGCAGAAATCATACCTGCCTTAGTTTTAGGAACAGGTGCTTTCTTAACTGCATCCGCTGCCTTATCTACTGAAGCAATAGAATCTACTTCAGAGGTAGGTTGAGCATCAACCGCACCACTGGATCCTTTTGGTTCAGATTTTTCTTCGAGGTTTTCCTCCACAATGTCGTTAATTTCTTCATCGTGAAGTTCAACTTCGACTTTATTTTCTTCAGTCATAATTGACTCCTTACATATTAGATTTGATTAACGAGAGGAAATTTTTGAACTCTCGAATTTGTACAGCAGAACTGTATGCCTTCGGTGCCTTCTTGATTTCTGTCTCCATATCTTCAATTACTTGAGGTTCCAAAATACCGTTATTCCAAACCCAATCTACACCTTCCATAATACCATTAACAAAAGCATCTGGTGCAGATGGGTCTTGAACAATGTCCACAGTACTCAAGATGAAATCATCTTTAACGTACGCAACACCGTTTCGGTTCTCCAAGCTTCCCATACCACGAGTTGACACACCCAATTGTACACCACCTTCAAGCAAACCTTTTACGATCTTACCCATTGGAGTATCCAATATTTGTGCCTTTCCGATCACATCATTTCCCTCTAACTTGAGGTCTGTGATGAGATGCGAAACCTTGTCCAAGTTAACCGTAGGGCCTTCGGGATGATTTAGTTCCCCGACCGCACGTTTCTTGCTAACTTGCGTTTGAACATACTTGTTTACTGCCCTTTCCATAATTGGTTTAGGGTAAACACGTCCATTCCTGTTCTTTTGATCTGCTTGAGCAAAGACACCTTCGATGACATATTTCTTTTCACCGTTGTCTTTCTTCTCAATCAGACATTCTAAATTTGTTTCTGTAAATTCACTGATTAGTTTCATTTCATTTTACCGCCAAGTTCGTTTACAGTAATTTTTAAATTCTTCTTTGCCTCTGCTTCAGTCTTGTAAGTATCAAGTTTATCACCGTCAATAATAACAGTGAATCCCTTTATTTCCTTAACAATAGATACAGCAACCTTGGCAATCTTGCCACCTGCTTTACCAGAGAAGACAACTTTACCTTTTGGTGAGTACTTCTCTCTTATCTCTTTGAAACTCGGCATATATTAATTACTTGTTTTAATTAAAAGTTATACAGTTATTTATACAAATAAATATCTTAACAGAGAATTAATTTAATCCTCGTCAACTTCGTCTACAACAACGTCATCTTCTTCGACTTCGTCTACTACTTCGACTTCTACAGTCTCGTCATCGTCAAATGCGTCATCTGCATCATCAAGTGCCATTTCTGGTTCTTCTGGTGCATCATTAAAGATAGTGTCAGCAACAGACAACCTTTCTGCTTCTAAAGCATCATTCATCTTGTCACCTAAGACATTATCAAAGTGCTCTTTAGCACGGTTGAAGTTCTGTTGTGCAATAGCATCGATAAAGTTATCAATGTTACCTACATTAGATGCTTCTGCTTCTACTGCAACTTCTTCGTTATTTTCTACTTCACTCATCGTTTTCTCCTACTTTCTCAAAGTCATCGAAACGGTCTTCTTGACCGTCCCAGTTTAAATCACTATGCTGTGCTACGTAATCTCTGTAACTCATTAGTATTCATCTTCATCGGATCCACCCTTGGCATTTTCTGCCTCGACTTGATCCTTCATTGTTTCGATATCCTCTTCGGACATCATCATTACGTTCTTCATAACCCACTCACGTGAGAAGTATTCACCAACGTATTGACTTAACTGATCAAGAGTACTTAGTCTTTCTCTAAGTAACTCAGAATCCTTTAATTCTGTGAAGTGATTGTCACGGATGAAATCAATCTGAATATCATTCTTCCATGTCTGCCAGTCTTCGGGGGTGATAATACCCTTCAGTATAAGTTGTTTCTTCAGAATATTAGTAAACATTGTTGCGAAACGTTTACGTAATCTGTCGATAAACTTCTGGAACTTCACTTCGTCCCTGCTAATCTCAGTACTTCTACCAAGACTAAACTGCGTCTCTTGCTCCAAACGAGCAATAGGTACGTTCAATGAACGATACAGTCTCTTCTGGAAGTAGACAATATCGTCTATCTGTCCAAGGTTATCACCGCCAGGTAGTGTACTAATCTCAGTACCTCTTCCACCTTCTCTACGTGGTAACCAGAAATCTTCAAGCATACTCATATGCTTACGGTCATCTTTTAAATTACCAGTACTTGCATCGTATACTAACTTGTTACGATAACGAGTCTGGATCTCTTTCATATGTTGTTCTGCTTTGTTTGCAGGTAAGTTACCAACATCTATATAAAAGATTCTACGTTCTGGTGCACGTGCAAGACGATAAATCACCAGACTGTCTTCCATCATACGCAACTGGTTGATGGGTTTAATTGCTTTGTGTAAATAACTGATTACACGTTTCTTAGTAGGATCTGTAAGTCCAGACGTAACATATGATACTGAATCTGGTGTTAACTTAACTGCGGATTGGGTTTGATTCTTTTCTTGGAATACGTAGAACTCATCTGTCTTGTCTACAACCTTCGCACCAGTCTTGTTATCCTTCTTATACTTTACTTCCTTTACCTTACGTATCTTAGTAGCATCAATAGGTCGGATCTCTTGGATCCCTGCTTTCATATTACCTTCGTTTACTACAAGGTGGTGAACCAAACGTCCATCCACATACCACGATCTATATATGTCGTGACCTAATTCGTTGAAGTTCAACATACCACAAATGTTGTCGAACTCTTCTGTCATTAACTTCTTGATCTTATCAGAAGTTTCTACACCGTCAAGATTTATGAGAACAGGTGCTTCGTTCTCAGATCCACTAATGGATTCATTTACAATGTCTTCGATAGCGGCATCAACTTCTGGATGAGTTGCGACACCACGATACTTCATGATCATCTCAGCATTGTCTTTAGCATTGTCACCATTTATGTCAATGTATTGACCATAGTGACTACCAGACGCAGTAACATAACCCGCACCATC